CAAGGAATCAGCGGGGCATACCCGGGGCCTGCCTTCTTTCTTCATAAGATCACATCCCGGTAAGGGTCTCGCCCTCTCTATCCAAGGGCGCTCCAGTGCAATTCTGGTGAGCCGGGACTATATGGCTCGCTGGCCCGAGGGTTCGGGCGTCCGGCTCATAACCGGTTGGTCTGGGTTCAATCCCCAGGCGGGCCACCAGTCCCCGAGAGGGGACCGCCTCTTAGAGTATATATCGGACACCCCATAAAAGTCTGACCGGCGATACCGGCTCCAGTGCAATTCTGGTTGGGGCTTATATGCCGTTGTAGCTCAGTTGGTAGAGTGTGAGGAACGTGCAACCTCAATGGCACCGGTTCGAGTCCGGTCAACGGTCATTGCAATGTGTGGGGCAGCTCCCCTCCGACAGCCGGACGGGAAACAGACCGATAGCAACTGTGACACGACGGAGAGCGACGCCGGACAGCCCAGACGAGAGGGAGGTTGACACGCCACCAGCGGACCAAGAGAGCCGAAAAGATGCGTGTTATATACGCCGTCATAGCTCAGCAGGCAGAGCAGCTGATTTGCAATCAGGAGGTCGGGGGTTCGAGTCCCCCTGGCGGCTCCAGTTCCCCGGTCGTGGGGAACCTCCTTTACACACAATATCGGGCACCCCGTAAAAGCCTGACCGCATATGTGGCTCCAGTGCAATTCTGGTTGGGGGCTCATATGCCGTTGTAGCTCAGTTGGTAGAGCGTGAGGGGTGCAAGCCCTCAAATGCCGCCGGTTCGAGTCCGGCCAACGGTACTGCCACCAGACTAGATACCTGCGCCTTTTTCCGGAGGGTGCAGGTATCGCCCTATACCATATAAAAAGCACACGCGCGCGCACGCGCGTTTAAGGGCTCGGTAGAGGCCTAAGTTTACGACCATCCCCCCATCAGAAGGAGGACACAGGCATGAAAGACGGATACTGGGTAGTGCGTACATATCAGGCGGGAGCCGTGGGAGAGAAAACAAAGTTTTGGGTTCCCGGTGCTCGCCCAAGCAGCAAGTCCTCACGGAAAGAGAAATCGGAAATCAGAAAGCAGGAGCAGAATGAGCACTCGGCAACAAAACAGCTGGCCCGGCTCATCAACGCTAACTTTGGAGAGGGAGATTGGTTTCTTGGACTGGACTACTCTCCGGCCGGCATGGATCGCCTGATAGCCTGGGCAAAGAAGAAAGGCCTGTCTCCGGAGTCGGAGGATGAGTCTGTTCGCATGGATGCCATTCGTGCTGCAGCTGAGCATGAGATGACCCTCCTGTTCCGCCGGATCAAGCACACCCTGGTGAAGGAGGAGAGGGAGGAGACTCTGCGATATGTGGCCATCACATCGGACATGGATGGAGACACGGGAGAGGTCGTCCGCATCCACCATCACCTGATCGTTCCCAGAGCGCTTAGGGATATTTTCGTGGAGAAGTGGAAAGAGCTTGGGCACGTGGACTGGTCTCCGCTCTCCAAGCAGGCAGATTATACCCCCATTGCTGAATATCTGATGAGACAGGTTCGCCGGGTACCGGATGCCAAAAAGTACACCCGGAGTCGGAACCTGATCGTCCCGAAACCAAAGGATAGAGCGGTGGCCACCGATGCCGAACTGCGGGTGCCCAAGGGTGGAACCCTCCTCCACCGCAATGAGTACAAGCCTGGCCGCCCCCAGTACATTCGCTACGTGCTGCCTCCAAAAGCGGGAAAGGGAGCGGGGAAGGATCCGCCGGATGCAGCATGATTTTCCGACACGACAACGCGTGCGCAGGGGGGCGCGCCCTCACGCGTACGCGCGCACGCGAGAGAAAATGACCGGAAACTGTTGAGGCGCAAGGGATTGCGCTATTTTTTCATGCCCAAAATGTTGACGATTCAAAGCACGACTTTTTTGCTATCATGGTATCACGAGAAGGTAGCGTAGCCGAAAGGAGGGGCTGCACAGTGGCACGGAGAAAGAAATATACCCAGAAGACGCTGGAACAGGCGGTGCGACGTTACTTCGCTTCGATCAGCCGTGAGCGCACGGTTACGGAGCGGGTCGAAAGCGGACGGAAAGACAGCTCTGGGCACGTGATCTGGAACACTGTGCCGATTAAGAATCTCCTTGGCGAGGAAATGCGGGTAATTGAGTACATGGTTCCCCCAACGGTGGGTGGCCTGTGCAGCTACCTCGGGATCCACAGGAGTACATGGCACGAATACAGCAACCAGAGCAAACATCCCGAACTTGCTGCCATTACAGGTTGGGCTAAAGGCCAGATGCAGGCCTGGCTGGAGGAGCAGCTGGTCACCCGCAGGGATGTGAGGGGAGTTGTATTCGATCTCGAGAACAATTACGGATACGGGGAGCGGGGCTCTGTTGCCGGCAGCGAGGCGGTGCAGATCATTGACGACCTGTAAGCTGTCAGAGATTATTTCCCCGGCATTTGCGGAATCGCACCGGGCTGTGAAATCCGGCGAAATCAATGAGCTGGTGGAGAAGGGCGGTCGTGGCGGAGCCAAATCATCGTTTATCTCCGTAGACGTGGTGTTGATATTGGTCAAGAATCCCGGTGTTCATGCGGTGGTGTTCCGCAAGTATGGCAATACCCTGCGTGCCTCCGTGTATGCCCAGATGTGTTGGGCCATTGCGGAGTTAGGGCTGACCCACCTGTTCAAATGCACAGTGTCGCCAATGGAGTGCGTATATATACCAACAGGGCAGAAAATCATGTTTTTTGGCCTGGACGACCCAAGTAAGGTCAAATCCATCAAAGTGCCATTTGGCTATATCGGTGTGGGTTGGTTTGAGGAGCTGGATCAGTTCGATGGCCCGGAGGAGATACGATCCGTTGAGCAGTCCATTTTTCGCGGCGGTCCATACTCCATGTGCTTTAAGTCATTCAACCCGCCGGCGATGGCCCGCAACTGGGCCAATCGCTACGCGCTGGAAGCGAAGCCGGGTAAGATGGTCCACCACAGCACCTATCTGACCACCCCGCCGGAGTGGCTGGGACCGCGATTCATTGCAGATGCTGAACACCTGAAGGAGACCAACTACACCGGGTACCGACATGAGTACCTGGGTGAGGTGGTCGGATCCGGGACGGAAGTATTTGAGAATCTGGAGATAAGAACTATCACGGATTCGGAGATAAAAGACTTTGACCGTGTGACCAGCGGCGTGGACTGGGGCTGGTATCCGGATCCATGGGCATGGAACCGGATGCACTATGATGCCGGCCGCAAGACCCTGTACCTGTTTGATGAGCTGACCCGTTGGCGCACCAGAAATGAGGATACCGGCAAGCTGCTCCTCGACAGGATCCCGCGTGATGAGCTGGTCATTGCCGATAGTGCGGAAGTCAAGAGCTGTGGTGACTACCGCAGCTATGGTATCCGATGCCGGGAAGCAGATAAAGGTCCGGGCAGCGTGGAATATTCCATGAAATGGCTGCAATCGCTTAGAGCTATAGTGATAGACCCGGAGCGGTGCCCCGATACCACCAGGGAGTTTACCGAGTATGAGTACGAACGCAACACAAAAACCGGAGAGGTGCTGGAAGGGTATCCAGACGCAGCCAACCATCATATCGATGCCGTCCGATACGGTACAAATAAGATCTGGAAACGGAGGGGCCAGTAATGGGAAAATTTAAGACTTGGCTCATAGAGAAGTTTCTTCCAGCATGGGCCAAGGAGACGATCTATAACGATAACGCTAAGCTGCGTATGGAAATCCAGATCCTGAAGCAGCAGATTCGGGAGCAGGCCCGATATATAGACGGGCTGGAGCGGGGTATCCGCTCTCAGCGCCGTGTAGTGATCCATAACGAGGTGAGCAAATGAGTATTTTCACGGCACTGACCACTGCGTACAGCATGGAGGATGCGTTCAAGGCCAAAGACGTCACCTCCCAGGAGATGCGGAGAGCAATTGCTGAGTGGTTCAGGCTTTATTATGAGCAGGAAGCCACCAAGGACAGAGATCCCTGTCAGCGCATTGCATACACTGTGGTCAACAAGCTTACCAAGACTTGCTTTGGCGAATATTCCGCCAGCAGCAAGGATGAGTTCGCCCAATCAGTTTTGGAAGCTTTAGGGAAGAGCAAGAACAGGGCCATGCAGCTGACGCTGGCCGGCGGTGAGGCATTCCTGAAGCCTGTTCCGATGCCCGATGGATGGATGTTTCATGTGGTGCGCCGGGATAATGTTCTGGTGTTTGGTCGATCTGTTGTCGGTGCCCCAACCGATATTGGTACGATTGAGCGCACCACGCATGGATCCTCCTACTACACACTGCTGGAACGGAGGAACGTTGACGGAACGGGGCGGCTGACAATTCGGAATATGCTTTACAAGAGCGAAATGGACGGCCAGTTAGGTCAACAGATCGCGCTTGGGAGCTTACCGGAGTATGCGAAGCTGCTGCCAGAGTACACGTACACGGTACCGCTTGGTGGTCTCGGCATGGTGCATATGAGGGTCCCCATCGAAAATGTGGTGGATGGAAGCCAGGATGGTGTCTCTGTTTATGCCGCGGCTGTGGGTCTGATCCGGAACATCGACCGGAACGAGGCCCAAATCAACGGAGAATTTGAACGGAGCAGAAGCAAGGTGTTTGCCTCTGCCGATTTGCTCAAACAGGGAGATGACGGAACACGCCACGTTGATGATGATGTGTTTGTCGGCCTGGACGATAATCCCGACGAAATCGGCATGACCATTTTCAGCCCTACCATCCGGGAGCAGTCTTTCTTAGCACGAAAGCAGGAATATCTGCGGAATGTGGAAACGATCATCGGGATCAAGCGAGGTCTCCTGTCCGAGGTTGAAGCTCAGGAGCGTACAGCCAAAGAAATCACATCCAGTGAGGGTGATTATAATCTGACAATCACAGACCTGCAGCAGATGTGGGAGCGGGCGGTCAGAGATGTCATCAAGCTGTGTGGTATCATGGGTAAGCTGTACCGGGTACCCGGAGCCCATGAGGTAGCCGAAGATGCGGTTACTATTGACTGGGGCAACGGAGTGCTTTTTGATGAGGATAAGACTTGGGCTGGATACCTGGACCTGGTAGCCAGGGGGATGCTCAAACCTGAGATCGCTTTGGGATGGCGCTTTGGAATGCCCACGGATACCGAGGACGACTTGAAGAAGATTCGGAAAAAGTATATGCCCGTTATCGAGCAGATGATCGGGAATGGTGAAGAATAATGCTCACCCCCGAACAGATTTCCGCATATGGCGACTCCGCGCGGAAACTTGTTGAACCGATTACTGAGTTTCTGCTACAGGACATTGCCCGCCGTATCACCGATGCCGGACAGCTGACCAGTACAGCGGCCTATCAGGTCTGGAGAGCCCAGCAGCTGGGCATGAGCCAAAAAGAACTGAAAAAACGGCTGCAAAAGCTGCTGAATATCTCCAAGAAGGAACTGAAGGAATTGTTGACCCAGTCAGCGGAGGTTGGATACCGTTTTGATCTGGACCGACTGCCAACTGCGGCGGCCACCCCGTTCAAGAAGAATGTGGCGCTCCAGCAGATAGTTAAAGCAGCTGTGGAGTTGGCGGAGAAAGACTTTACAAACCTGACGCAGACTCTGGGAATGATAGACCCTCACGGCAATGCGCTGCCCCTGCAAGACGTGTACCGGAGTTGTACTGACTTCGCATTTGAACAGGTCATTACCGGAGCTACGGACTACAATACCGCAATCCGGCAGGCAACCAAGAATCTGGCGGAGCGGGGAGTGGTCACCATCGACTATGAGTCAGGCGTCCGCACCTCGCTGGAGGCAGCAATCAGGCGCAATATCATGGGCGGCCTCGGTTTGATGCAGGAGCAGATCAGCCAGCAGAATCATGATGACTTGGGCTGCGATGGGTGGGAAATATCCGCCCACGCCAACAGCGCCCCAGACCATGAGCCCATACAGGGGAAGCAGTACACAGATGCAGAGTACACGGCCCTGAATAACTCTCTGGTGCGCCGGATCGGGACTCTCAACTGCGGCCATGCGGCATTCCCCATCATTATGGGAGTCAATGCCCCCCAGTACACCCCGGAGCAGTTGGAGCAGTTCCGGGCAGATAACGAGAAGGGGGTCACCGTTGATGGCCGGCATTATACCGGCTATCAGGCGACTCAGACGCAGCGCAAACTGGAGCGGGCTATCCGCAAGCAGGAGCGGGCGGTGCTGGTTGCGGAGGCTACCTGTGATGTTGAGCAGGTTCCGATGCTGAAAACCAAGTTGCAGATCCTGCGACAGGAGTATAAGCGGTTTTCGGGTGTCGCCGGGCTGCGAACCGAAGATGAGCGGCTGTTTGTTGCGGGAAAGAGCATGAAGAGGGCTGCGGCTGATGCCAAAAGAAACACGGGTGCTCGAGTGCGATATGATCCTGATGCAGATTTTTCAATCCAGATTCACGGATACAGCGGTGAAGTACAGAGCGGCCTGAGCCGGGCCAGCGAAAAAGTGGCCCGTGAGGGGGGCACTGACGGAAGAGAACACCTACAGCTGGTAGATCTGAAAAACGGTAGTCTTTTGTACCATGAGGATGGCGATGAAACGACTGTCGGTGGCCCGAAGTTCTGGGACTACATCAGAGAGAACCCGCAACAGGAAATAGCTTTTATCCACAATCATCTTTCGGATGGATTCTTTTCTGAAGATGATATGCGGACATTCCTGCACACGGACAATATCAAGATGTTTGTTGCAGTACGTTTGGACGGAGTAAAGTACATAGCGGAAAAGGCTGGCAGGCTGCCATCATCAAGCTATAACTTTGATCCGCTGTATCAGAAAGAAATCGATTTCTTGACGCAGCAGTATAAAAATGGCATAATAACAGCGGGAGAACGCACGAGAATGCGTGAATTGCTGTTGGTAGAGAATCTTCTGCGAGACTATACGAAGGGGTTGATCGAACTTGATGGAAGAAACTAACTGGGCAACGGGAACGTTGAAGGAAGTTCCTTTCTGGAGAGAGGATATGACTCCGGAAGAGTATGAGGTGGAGCGGGAATACTACTTCCAGCACTGGGATGACTACAAGATTGGGAAATATGTCCCGCTGTGGAAGCAGAAAGCAGGGAGAACATGAGTCCCCAGACAATCAAAACCATCGAAACCATCCTTGCAAAGGGCGACCGCGTAGAGCTGATCCCCACGAAGGATGGCGTGGAAGTTATCCACATTAAGCGCAAAAAGGTGAAAAGCTAATTGAATATTGTTCCTCGCCCTAAGTGGTGGGCGGGAAGAGCTAAATGGAGCTGACTGTTCGGAAATTCCGAGCGGTTGGCTCCGTTTTTTATATATCGCGGTGTAGAGCAGTTGGCAGCTCACCAGAATCGTCGTCTGGAGGTCGGAGGTTCGAGCCCTCCCGCCGCAACCATTATTTGTCCCGGCCAGACGTAAAACAGGCCGCCCGCAGGGGATGCGACCCCCGTATGAGAAAGCGTAGCGGAGGAAGGAGTACCATGAAACGCGAATTCCTACAGAATCTCAAAGTCGGAGACCAGCCTTTGCCTGCTGAGATCATCAACGCCATTATGGACGAAAATGGCCGGGACATCGAAGCTGCAAAGAAACCCTTTTCCGACTATGAGACCATCAAGAGCCAGCTGACCACCGCCCAGGAGACCCTGAAAGGGCTTGAGGGGCAGGACATCGAAGGGGCCCGCAAGGCTGCCAGAGAGTGGGAGGAGAAGTACAACCAGGCCATCACCGACCACAAGAAGGAGATGGACGATCTGACCTTTGACGGCATCCTGAAGGATGCGATCGCTGCTGTCAAGGGAAAGAGCGAAAAGGCCATCCGCGCCCTGCTGGACATCGATACCCTGAAGGCCAGCAAGAACCAGGCAAATGACATCAAGACCGCTCTGGAGGCCCTGCAGAAGGAGAGTGGCTACCTGTTCGGAGACGATCAGAGTACGCCTCCGCCCTTTGCTGCGAATACTGGTACCGGAAACAACAACCCTCAGCAGGCTGCAGGTGTGTTTGATTTCGGATTCACTGGTATCCGCGCTAAACCCAATTCCTGATATTCCGAAAAGGAGGAGTAAACAATGCCCAATGCGCTGAACTATGCACAGGCCTATCAGGCCGCTCTGGCTCAGGCCTATCCCTATGTTCTGCACTTCGCTGACCTGCGCAGCACCGCAAACGATACCCGCTACAAGTGGACCGGTGCCAACACCATCCAGATCCCCACCCTGACTACCACCGGCCGTGTGGAAGGCAGCCGCGATACCATCGGCTTTGCCAAGCGCAACTATGATAATGGCTGGGAGCCCAAGACCCTGTCCAATCACCGTAAGTGGTCTACCCTGGTCCACCCCATGGACATCGATGAGACCAACCAGGTAGCCAGCATCCAGAACATCACCAAGGTGTTCAACGAGGAGCAGAAGTTCCCTGAAATGGATGCCTATCTGGTTTCCAAGATCTACGCCGATACCATCGCCGTCAAGGCCGATGCAGCTGATACCTCCGCCGTGGAGGTCGGCAACGTCCTGTCCCTGTTCGATAAGTATATGACCGCGATGGATGAGGCTAACGTGCCCGTTGACGGTCGTATGCTGTATGTCACCTCCAACGTCAACACCATGCTGAAGCAGGCTAAGGAGATCCAGCGGTACATTGCCAACGGTGACGAGGCCATCAAACGTGCGGTGCGTTCTCTGGATGAGGTCAAGATCGAGTCTGTGCCCAGCAAGCTGATGAAGACTGTCTACGACTTCAGCGCTGGCTGGGTGCCTGCCGGCAATGCCAAGCAGATCAACATGATGCTGATCCATCCCTCTGCTGTCATTACCCCTGAGAAGTATGCCTTTGTCCAGCTGGATGCCCCCAGCGCCGGCTCCGAGGGCAAGTATGTGTACTTCGAGGAGAGCTATGATGATGTGTTCATTCTGAACAAGCGCGTCGACGCCATCAAGTTCAATGTCGAGGCTTAAGGAGGTCGGAATCCATGAAGACCGTACAGAAAGCAAATAAGCAGCTGCGCGTTCCTGATGAGCAGCTGGAAGAGATGCTGAAGCGTGGCTTCTGCCAGGTCGACGAAAAGACCGGGAAGATCATCAAGGCTGATCCCCCCGCTGAGAAGGCTCTGCGCGACGCCAACCAGAAGCTTCGCAAGGAGAATGCTGAGCTGAAGACACAGGTCGCTGAACTGACTGCCAAGCTGGATGGTGCCGGGAAGGCTGAGTAAGGAGATGCATCGCCGATGGTGGATTATGAATTTTATAAGGCAGACTACCACGGTGGTGCCCTCTCCGAAACTGACTGGCCAGCGTATGAGGCCCGTGCTGCCGCCCAGCTGAGACGATATAAGCGGATATACACAGTGACATCCCCGGAAGAAAAGTCCGAGAGCATGGCCGTGTGTGCCATGGCAGAGGCATTTCATGGGTTTGACCTGATTGCCAATGGAGCGGGCGGGCCAGTTCAGTCGGCTTCCGTTGGCTCAGTATCCGTAAGCTACGGCACTACAGGGAGCCAGGCGGTGGACATCACACCGAAGGGACAAAGTCGTGAGCTATACCGCTGCGCCTGCCTCTATCTGGACATCTACCGGGGGTGTGGCTGATGGTGACCATCAAGGCTCGCACTAACCCGGTGGATTACCGGCTTTGCAACCAGACTGTGAGCATTTACCACTGGGATGGGAAGGAGACCTATACCCGCACAGTCCGCAATGACGCGTTCTTGGACTACAAAAAGACCCAAAACGTGGACAAGACGGGGAGCGGGGAGGCCAACTCCTTCCTGCTGGTCATCCCCGGAGAGGACATCCCGGTGGCGGTGGGGGACAAAGTGATGATGGGAGAAGGCCCGG